AATAGCAGCCTTAATCCAATCTTTCATACTCCAGTCTGACCATTCTTTTAGGTGAGACCATAGATCTGTTAAAAGTTTCATAGAAACCTCCTTTGTTAAAGTTGCGAAGTATACTACTTTACGCCTTTAAATGCTACTTTTTTAATTTGAGCATTGCTGGTTTGTCCTTTTGGTCCTGCTCCTTTATTCTGTTTTACGACAAATGGAGAGAAAGTAATCGCTGCATCTGATCCTACAACAGGATTTGGAAAAGGATTTTTTTGAGGAACCTCAGTCATTTTTGCATTTTTAAATTTCATTTTCTTGCCTTTCCATAACCACGTTTTGCTAGTCTACCTGCTAGACCACCGTTCTTAAAACCTTTTGCTTTTAGTTTTGCAGTAGCTTCTGCAAGACCACCATCTTTTTTCTTGATAACACCTTTACCAATAAGAATATCTTTTTTTGTAACTGTACCATCACCAGATAAATCTGGAAATCCACCATCTTTTAATTTTACTATGTTTCCTTTACCACCTCGGCCTGGATTTTTTGTTTCCCTATCTGGTTTACCTCTTTTAATTGCTTTATCTATTTCCATTTCCAACAGTCCTTGTCTTTTGTCTTCAGCTACCGTTTTATATATTCTATCTACTGATTCTAAAAGTTCTCTTGTGCTGTCTCGCAAAGGTTTTTCTTTTATTTCTACTTTAAGCTCTTTAGCCATGCCTAATGTATAGTCGGTTTTATGAGATTTATCAAGTCTCTTAAGTTATTATCAATCATTTGATTAAACTCTTTTTCACTAAGATTGTCATAATACAAAGTTTTGGCAACTGCCATCATGGCACCCGCCATTAATAACTGATCTTCTTGTGATTTTGTTGATTGATCAACAATTGACATCAAACCAGTAAAGTATTCTTGTATTCTTTCTGTTGCAGTATCCATAATACATAGTTAAGATCTTTCACCTAGCTTTGCAAGTGATATTCCCTCTCTGATTGTTGCATGTTTATCGGCATTATCTATTTTTTCTTGGTTTTGTTGTGCACCTATTGCAGCTTTTTGCTCTTCAAGTGCTTGTTTCTCTCCATCTTTTTGTGCACGAAGCTCTAATTCTTCTGCACGTAACCCTAATTCTTCTTTTTTAAGCGTAACTAGTGGGTCTTGAGTCATACCCTCCAAGTATTCTTGCTCCTCTGCCACCATTTCTTCCGTTAATTCACGAATTCTTTGTGCAACTTGGCTCTCAATCTGTATTTGGAACTGTTGTTGTAGTTGCGGAGGTAATTGTCCACCAAATTTAGCTGATTCTTGCTCTATAGTTGGTTGAATTTTTGTCATTACCTCCGCTCTAGCTAAGAAACTTATGTGTTGAGAGATATGTGACTGTAATAATGCCATAATGTTCGGTGTATTTTTAACTAAATACGACGACATAAAGGCACGATGAGCATCAATGTGTGCTTGATGATCTTGTTCTGGAAAAGCTTGTAGTGGTTTTTGCATTAAAACTTGTGAATTTTCGATTCCAGGATCCATTGGTTGTGGTTGTGGAGGAGCAGGG